GACACAGATGCAAATCCAGTTGTTCTTGAATCTTACGCAAGATGTACAATGGACCCAACTTCAAACAATTACATTGCGAGAAGAATCGGTACTCTTGATGGTACATACGCTTCTAAGTCAACCTACGTTTTGGTTGAGTTGGATGACACATCAGACACAAGTGATGCTTTCGCAGCTGGTTTCGTAGGTTTCCCTATCAGAGATTACCAAGCGAATGGCAACACAGGTACAACATCACCAAGCCTTATGTACAAGCAGACTTACGGAACTTTCGAAAACAAGAGAAAGTACTACTTAGGTTTGTCTGATACTGTTGGTATCGATGCTGATATCTTCGATTACAAGGGTGCTCCAGTAGGACAGTCTTATGACCAATGGACCGGCATGACAAACGGTTTCCACATGGACGTTAATGCAAGTGCTGCAACAATCGACAACGTACAAGTTGTTATCGATTCAACAGGCGGAACATATAGCCCAATATTCAAGTTTGACACTGGTGATTGGGTATTCACAACTGAAGCTGGTTTGGTTGGCGGTCCTTACGAAAAGGTTTACGCTCGTAAGTTTACCTTCGCTCCATACGGTGGTTTCGATGGTTGGGATATCTACAGAACAAGAAGAAGTAACCTTGACTCATTCCTTATCAATGGTGTGAAGGGTCAGGCAGGTTTATTGAGCGGTGTATTCCAGAACAGAACACTTTCAAACGGTGACTTGGGTATCAACTCAGATTACTACGCTTACCTTGAAGCTATCTGGACATTCTCTAACCCAGAATCAGTAAACATTAACGTGTTTGCAACTCCGGGTATCGATACATTCGATAACACAAACCTTGTTGAGGCTGCAATCGAAATGGTTGAAATTGACAGAGCTGACTCACTTTATATCGTAACAACTCCTGATACTGATGGTGCTGGAAATGTACTTTCTGCACAGGATGTAACAGACGAAATCTCTGGTGAATTTGATAGCAACTACACTGCTACTTACTGGCCTTGGATTCAAATCTTGGATGCTGAGAACAACGTATTCATTTACGTTCCACCAACAAGAGACGTTGTAAGAAACATCGCTTTGACTGACAATATCGCTTTCCCTTGGTTCGCAACTGCGGGTGTTAACAGAGGTAATGTTGATGCTATCAAGGCAAGAAAGAAACTGACTCAGGGTGAAAGAGATACCTTGTACGAAAACAGAATCAATCCAATCGCTTCCTTTACAACTGAAGGTGTGTTGATTTGGGGTAACAAGACTCTTCAGGTTGCTGACACAGCTCTTGACAGAGTTAACGTTAGAAGATTGTTGTTGCAAGCAAGAAAGCTTATTTCTGCTGTGGCTATCAGATTGTTGTTCGAACAAAACGACAACGTTGTAAGAAACCAGTTCTTGTCTTTGGTTAATCCAATCTTGGATAACATCAGAACAGAAAGAGGTCTTACAGATTTCAGAGTTGTTCTTTCAACTGACCCAGAAGAAATCGACAGAAATGAATTGACAGGTAAAATCTTCCTTAAGCCGACTCGTTCGCTTGAGTTCATCGAAATCGAATTCGACATCCTTAACACTGGTGCTTCATTCCAGAATATCTAATCAAGATTATAAATCTAAAAAACCCCTGAAACTCAGGGGTTTTTTATTTTAAGAGAATATTTATATACATGAGAAAGCTAAGAATCACTGAGAGCCAGTTTAAGACCCTTACAGCCAAGGTCACCGAAGATGTGCAATCACAGGCGAATCCTGTTAAGGACTCAATGATGCAATCCGTATTGGACGGCAAGCGTGGTGTAGGCTTTACTACATATGCACTACCTGAAACTGTACAGGTTCTTAAGGATGCTGGTATTCATCTTATGCCTACCGCCCTTCAGAATGGTTACGTTTATTACCGTGATGGTTTCGAAAAGGAAGCCGATACGCTTTTCTCAATCGTAAGAAAGAATGGTGGCTATCTATCAATGAAATCTCCTGAGGAAATGATTACCATTGGTACTATTCTTAAATACAACATGGCTAAGATTCAAGAACTAATCAGCCAAAGATTTCCAAATTACAATGGGTAAAAAACTTGTCATAACTACTGAGCAATATTCTCGTCTTGTTGAAACCATCAAGGGCGATGCCGCACAGCAGGTTTTATCCGAAGGCACCTTCCAGAATATCAAGAATATCCTTTCTTCCCTTTCCAAAAAGAAGAACATTTCAAAGGACCCAAAGACCCTTGCTAACGTAAGCAACCAGCTTGTTAAAGACTTGGATGCCGACATTCGCCAGAAGGACCCAGACTTCCCAAACTCCAAAGATAATACTATCTTTCTAAATACCGTTCTACAGCTCAACGCAGCCTATGAAGAAGTTCATGGCGCAACCTACCTACCACCAACCGAAGATGGTTACCTGACCGTCCCAGCGGCCAATGCTATTATTTCTGACCTTAGAACCTACGTACAAGACATCCGTGACAGAAATCTCAAGGGTATCTACAAGAATGTTTATGAGACTGATTATCCAGCTGTTGTGAACAAACGCCTTGGCGACACAGCCGCTACACCAGTTCCAAAAGAAGTGGGTAAAAAGGAATGCAGAACTTCCAAAGCACGTTGCGCTACCTACAGCTCCAGCTGCCGGTGCAGCAAATGTTCGCCGTGGAACGTTTGACCCAGCCTTCGAAGACATCTACCGCTCAACCCTTTCACTATTCAAGTTCATCATTAACAATCGTAAGATGTTGGGTGTTCGTGCCGGTGCAAGGGTTGGTACAGGTGCCGCTATCGACAAAATGATGAAGCCGGGAGACAAGAGACTTTATAAGGGTAACGAGGTTGAAGTATTAAAGATTGATTCCGCTCCGGGCCGTACTCAGGTTAAATATCCCGGCAAAAAGAACATTTTTGCTGTGAAAACCAGTGACTTACAAAAAATTACACCAGCAGGGGCGTTAACTGAAGGGAGATATATTACTGACCCAAATAGCGTAGCATACTTAGAGAAAGCAACTTCTACCGATAAGGTTAAGCTATTTGAACAATTGATTGGAATGGTTGATAGTATCAGGCCGAAGGTAAGGAATCTTAAGCCAACCGGCACAGATGCCAAGCTGGATAATATTATAGCGAGGTTCCGTGCGAATCCTATTATGTTAACTGATTTCCAGAAAATGTTCAATGTACCGGCAGATGATATGAACGGATTGAGACAATATAAGACGTTTATGGATGAGATTTTGTTGGGGTTATACTCAGGAAACCTCGACAGATTAGCGAAGTTTGGTGGTGGATTGAACAAGATGAATGAGGCTCCTGAATACAATACCATTGAGCCGAACAAGGCTTTCTTGGCTGATGCACAGGACAGAAGAGCATTTAAAAAGAATCTTACCAAGTTTTTATCGGTATTATTTGAATTATTTATGCATTTATGGGCTCAAAAGAACCCAAAAAAGGTTAAGCCTTAAAAAAAATTAATAAAAATGCAATTACCGCATATTTATATAAAAATAAGTTTAAACTAAAATTTTACGAATATGGCCGATTTACTCATGAAAATGCCTTTGCCTTACGAACCTAAGAAAAAGAATCGTTGGCTTATTACATTCCCTGCTGATTTAGGTATTCAACAATGGTGGTTGTCAACAGCTTCCAGACCTTCAATTACACAGAATGAAGTAGAAATTCCTTTCCTTAATACTTCTACTTGGGTTATTGGTCGTTTCACTTGGGAAAACATTGACGTTACCTTCAGAGACCCAATTGGTCCTTCCGCATCTCAGGCTATCATGGAATGGGTACGTTTACACTCTGAGACTATAACAGGTAGACAAGGTTACGCAGCAGGTTACAAGAGACCAGTTGAATTGGAAATGCTTGACCCAACGGGTGTTGTGGTTGAAAAGTGGTTGCTTGATGGTACGATGTTAACAAACGTTGTATTCGGTGACTTGGCAATGGATGATGATGGTATCGCTGAAATTACAGCTACCCTTAGATTCGACAGAGCTATCTTGTTGTTCTAATTTAATATCAAATTCTTAATAAAGAAAATCCCCTATTCATTAGGGGATTTTTTATTTTTTGTACCGTAAGGCATTGTATAGATATGTACTATTTTATTGTGTTTTATATATGAGTTATAATACAGATGGTCTTTCCATCATCCAAGTATTGTTTAAGTATCTCTGTTGTATCATCAGTTTCGTCTATTGAGTAAACCCTGTTCTCGTATAAAAAAATTGGTCTTGAGGTAACCTTAAAATTTTCATAATTTAACAAGGGAGATATTTCAATTATAAATTGAGGTGTAAAATCAGATGCGTTCGGTGTTTCACCATATTTTCTAATTAAATTATCAATCAAGACCTTAAATTTAAAATCCGATTTTGCCATCCAAGAATTTTCATCCCCAGAGGGATAAACCATATCCATTATATCCATAAGGGGAAATTTTCGGTAAATATACACTAATTGTAGCGTTCTCTTTACAAAAAAACTTAAAAACCTATATTTATTGTTAAGTTAAACGTTTTATATTATGAAAAGACCAAATGTCATCCCTGACAAGAAAACCGTGAAATTAACAGAGGTTAAGAAAAAGATTATTCCAACCAATGTTAAAGAGGTTCAAACGCCAGAAGCCGAAGTAATACCAGTACTTGTTCCACAACTTGCTATTGCTGACCCGAATATAAAGGTCGATGCAACATACAAAGAACATAATGTTGAACAAGCCGTTCAATCATATGATAATTCTATTCAGGGCAATGGCGCTGAAGCGGAAGCTATCAGACAAATGCAAGAAAGAACCAAGCTTCAACTTGAAGCAAGGAACCTTCAACTCCAAAAGAACAAGGAAGCAACTGAAAAATATCAAACTCAATTTGCCGAGGCAGAACAGAGAAAGCCAGTTGTTGAAGTTGTTCCTGAAGTTAAGCCAGTAAAGAAGGCCGAAATAAAGGCCCCAGTTAATACAACAAAAGTTACAAACCTTACTATGACAGCACCAAAAAACAATTACATTGAAGAATTAAGTCAACCACAATTTAACACAGCGTTCGACTTAATTCCGTTGCCTTCCGAGGGAAAGCTTTATAAAAACAAGAAAGCAAACGTTAAGGTTGCATACATGACAACCGCAGATGAAAACATTCTTACATCACCAAATCTTATTCAGAGTGGTGAATTCTTAGAGATTCTTATCAACAGAAAATTATTGGAATCTGACCTTCGTTATAAGGACTTGCACGTAGGTGATAGAAGCGCAATCATGTTATGGTTGAGAGCTACCAGCTATGGTGAGATGTATCCAGTAACTCTTTTGGATGAGAACAATGTTCCATTTGAAACTGAAATTGATTTGACATCATTAAAATCAAAACACTTAGGTGATACTCCTGATGCTGAAGGATTGTTTGATTTCTTCTTGCCGGTTTCAAAGGCCAGCATCAAGTTCAGACTATTGAATGTTGGTGATTTGGAAGAAATCGAGTTGCTTATGCAGGAAGATAAGGAAGCTGAAGACCCAGTAAACCATCATAACACATACGTATTGGAAAGACAAATCGTTGAGGTTAATGGTGAGCGTGGTGAGGAAGTTGTTGATGATTTCGTAAAGAATCTTCGAGTTAAGGACGGAAGTGTTTTAAAGAAACATATCGATTCTATTGAAAGTGGTATTGATTTGGAGCTTACAGTTCCGACTCCGGGGGGTGGGTCGGTTAAGACTTTCTTTCCACTTAACATCAGCTTTTTTTGGCCTGACTTCGCACTTTAAGCGTGAAATCTGGGAAGAGATTCATATTTGTATGAAAAGACTGGAATTGGGTTATCAGGATATCCTGACTATGCCGACAGCTGAGCGCCGGTTCCACCTTGGACTGCTATTAAAGGAAAATCATGATGCACAGGATAGAGAGGCCGAGGCCCCGAAACAAAAGGGCGGAAAGGGTAACCGTACAACCACAATTGGCGGTAATCAACTGAAGAGCAAGCTCAAATCTGGTGAAATTAATCCAAATAATTAATAAAACGACCCTTTTACAAGGGTTTTTTTATTTCTTGATATTTATAAAGAACACACGAAAATATGGCATTAGACCCCAAAGATATAGCAAAGCTGGTTGAAGAACTTAAAAAGAGCCTTGACCAACAGCAAGAGTTAAATGACCTTTCTAACAGTTATGCTAAAACCATAAAGAAGATTAAGGACATGCAAACTACCATCAAAGCCTTACAGGAAGATATGGTTAAGCAGCGTCTTGCCGAGTCTGATGCTCAAAAGGAACTGAACAAAGCCTACAAATCCGGCAACAAGAAGAATATCGATGATGCCAAGAAACAACTTGAAATTGAAAAGGCGAAGATTAAGTGGTTGGATGATGAGGTTAAAAAGAACAAGCAACTATCGGACCTTCTGGCGACCCAGCTGAAGACATCAACCAAGATGGGTAGTATTTTCAAGCAGAGTGGTAAGGATTTAATGAGTGTTGTTACTGGTATCAAAACCGTTTACGCAAAACTTCACTTTGCTGAAATATTTGACATGTCAAA